AGGATATACTCTTCCTCGGATTCCACACCCAACATCTCGAGCGCCTGTTGTGTCATAGGGCGCGTATCCGGCACTTTCACTTCCAACACTCGCTTCTCGCAATCATCATCGTGGCAAATAATCTCATCACCTACTTGTCGAATTCCCGGCCTTCCACACACACAAATATGCTCAGGATTTACACTTCCATGCCCGCCACACATAGTACACCGTCCAAACTCTTTTTGTCCCGGCGTGTGTGCCCATCCACACCCTAAGCACATCGGACACTTTCGCTTTGTAATCGTTATCGGCATAGACCCGTAAATTCCGATTCACGAGGTGTACCATTACCCAACTGACCACTCCAAATTGTCTGTTCATCTAAGTGCCAATTAGTTGCGATATCCCGGATGTTGATATTCCAATCCTCTTTGAACACAGTCTCCGCGCCTTGCATTCCAACAGCATATGCTTTGAATGCCGCACGAGACGAATATCCCATATAAGTCAACCAATAGAGTAACAAATTTTTATTAGCTTTAAGAATCTTTCGCGCGCCCGAAACGTCATTCTCATTAATAACCCGAATCACTTCTCGTTCATCGGCAATCCACGCTTTTTCTACCACAAGGCTACAACCCTGTATCGCCTTGCGTGCAATATCCCACGTCACATTAAACAGAGCAGGATGCCCGTAATAGAAATTGGACAACACTCGATACTCAAGCCCATGCTTCGGAAGTCGGTACTCACCGGCCAATCCGTAATACTTCCGTCGAATAGGATTATCAATACCTTCCGCCGCTCCTACACTCCATACCCCCACAACGGCATCCAAATCCTTTACGGCGTAACTACCCACCCTCGCAAAATGCATATGCCCACCCGCCATACGATATTTCAACTTACGCGGGTTTACTACATCAATCCCATGCAATCCATACGCATTTTCACTAGGCATACACCCAAGAGCCACAAACGGGTCAATCGCAGTATCCAGCAATTCTTGTGGCACCCGAACCACATTATCCAATACTAATTCCGCCTTTGGATGTACCTTTTTAGCCGCCTGTTGGATCATCTGAAGTGCATGCCGCGCCGATTTCGTAAGTATCTGTAAGCACCTAATACCCCGATTCAAGCTAAATTCCGCCTGAAACCCATCCCAATAATGCAAACCCGTAATAGATGGAATACACTCCCGAAGCACCGTCCACTCCGCGCGTTCCTTCGCAGGAAGAAACTCAAACGCAGGCAATAGTTTCGTGCCCACTTTGACGAATACCTCGGGATCAATCCCAAGATCAAAGATTGTATCGTCCGGTACGGGAAATATTTTATTCATTCAAGTTCTCCTCTAGTTGGGTCCTCATAATCAAAGAATGAATTCGACTTCGTACATTCCTTACAAGCAATACCCTTTGACGAGCAAATCAACCTATACACCCGATTTCCACACTTTTTACAGAGAATTCCTTTGGGTGCATTGATAGGTAAACTGGATTCCTTGCGTTGCGCCATGTACAACTTTTCAAATATGCGTTGGTGACACACTCGACACTCATACTTAACGCCCACTACGTCCGAAAATGTCATAGGAATGTATGTTTTATCACACACTCCTACACAATTCGGCTTGGAACATGATCTTAGTCGTTGAATAGATTCCATTCGGATTCCTTGGGCGACCAAATTTCAGTTACGACCCATTCACAGCCTTCATGATCGTAATAATGTACCATAAATGTCTCAGTCACCAACATCCATCTCAACCAATACGCATATCCATTACCCGGACGCATCGGCCACCATGCAAACTTAAAGCGTACTCGTGTGGACCCAATGCGAGGAGGAAGATATTTTGGTTTAATTTTCCATTTCATCGAGTCAACTCCTTGACGCATACATACACACATGACCCAAAGTCCTTCCGCCGAAACGTGGGTGTAAAAGATTGTTTTGTGTTCCATCCGAACTTTTCCAAGATGTGTAATCCGGTTTCGTTATCGCCCTTCACCGTACACATAACCGCACTTGCACCCGCATTGCGCGCAATATGAAGCCGGGCCTTGTGCAGATATTGCCCAATACCTTTACCTCGATGATTAAATGAAATTGAAACATAATTGAATATGAGTACATCCATATTACCCGGAAATATACTAAAAGAAAAATATCCGAGATCAGTTAATTTCACATTTACACAATCCCGAAGCGCATCACAGTCAATGGTGATTTTACCCGGTTTTAGCCCCGCAAGGTCATACACCATCGTTAAACGGATATCGTCGAAATATTTTTTGATTTCATCCGCTACATCGTATATCATTTTCCACCTCGTGCCCACTTCACAATCCGACGGGCATCCGTACCCCTAAATGACCGGCATCCAACTGACAGTTGAATGTGTTTTCCGGGCCAATAGTGCCCCGTGTAGTGACCTATATTTAACCGGTCACATATAGACCATTCTACCGTCACTTCCGTTAGTGGAATTTGTTTGAGTAATTTGCGAATGTCCACGCGTGTAGCACGCGCTTTTGGATGCCATGATTTGTTATGCTCGTACAACACTTCTTGGATAAACCGTGCGCGCAATTCATACGCTCGATTGTAATTATCGCGTACAATCGGGTACTTTGGTTTCTTATTCATGCTTCTCCTCCATTGTTACCTCCGTGGATCAATTCCAATATCCGTCAAAAACTTGATATCATCGGTCGTGAGCCGATAAAAGAAGTCATCCCTTGCCAGAATAATCTCCCGCCCATGTCGTTCACCATGCATTTGCTTGATAACCTCTAATCCCCGCTCACTTACAGCGTTGAGCGTCTCATTACACCCCGGATATGTACATTTCCAGTGAAGCCATCCGTCATCACTCATTTTCATTCTCCGATTCCAAATACTCCTTCTCCAACAGACGGCGTTCCTCTAGTTCGGCTTTCTCATAATTTCTATCGTACAAGTTACCCCCTGTGATGTTATGTAAACAATGTGAGCAAACCTCTGTCCCGTTCTCAATCACAGCGTCCACATCGTAGGAATCGCATCTTTGGCACATTAGTTCACCTGTATCCCACACGATTGCAGGAATTCAAAATCTTGTTTCGTAAATATCAATCTAAGCGGCCCGTGATGGAGCATGGTATAACTCGCATTCTCCATTTTGTGAAACTGCGTATGCTCTTGGATAGTACGCGTAAGCTGGAGTTCATTTGTACGCAAAAACAAATCCCCACATTGCGGGCATTTCCAGACATGGTTATTCATTGTTTTCGCTCCCGCTCGGTATGCTTGAATAAATTTTTACATTTACACCCATCGCCATGATTCAACGGCACCAAACAACGTTTCTCACGCGGATCATTTTGCGCCCGTATAGACTGACTAATCGCAAATTGTCGTCCCTTTTGTGTAAGAATATCCTGTGCAATCCCCCGCGCAATTTTCAATGCTTGGAATCCGGTTATGGTACCATCCGCTACCATACGGGAAACTTCCTGATCCAATCGTTCTAGTTCCTCAATCCGTTCTCTTGGGGACTTTTGCATTATTGACCTCCAAAATACATGAGTGCAATCCAAATCACAACCAACGCAAGATACCACACACAATCATCCGCACGACGATACAACGCGCAAATTAGGCAATTCGTGTGCATAGTTATCTCCCATAAAAATAGATGAAACACCAAAGTTTGTGATACATATACGCAATCATCCGCCACATATTACACTCCAAATACACGCAATCCAAGATAGATCGCTCCGCCAACAAGCAATCCAATCCCAATGTCGAACACCATCACTGTAAAAACTCCAATTCCAAACGCAATCAATCCACACCTAAACGGATTCATTATTCACCTCTTGGACAAACGGATTGTCCCTAAGTGCATCCGAGTAGCGCACTCAAGCGCAGTTTCGGATGTAGAGTCCGGTTTCTACGGATGCACTATAGCACAACCCAACTTTATGCACGCTCTCCCAAGCGTGCTTTTCTTACAGACTCACACGCAACTTTATGTGCGTAAGTGAGAACTAACGGATTAACGAGCCAACGATTCTGGAGCATACCAGAGCACCATTTTTCGTTGGCAAGATGATTAAGTACAAGCATCGGGTTATCCGGGTACATAAACCGCAACGTACGTGCCAGTCTACGGCCAGATATCCTTGCGTGCATCATAATCGCATTAACCCGTTCACGTCCAAGAATCGCCAAATTATCGGCCAACTCCACATTATGCCGCATGTGGCCAAGATTCCGGCGATGTTTCACGTATATCGGTTCAATTGCCAAACCTTCAGGCAGCGGTCGCATTTTCCACGTCCATTTCGGCCGAATTTGCTTCCAGCCGTTCAAATATCGCCAATAACTCATGCTTTGGAGCACTTCCCGCGCAATCGACGCAAAGAATATCCTCCGCACCAACTTCCGTAGACCCGCAATAGTTGCAGATTCCAAGCATAGTTGTCCTCCCGTGTAATGAACTCCGACAAATGCTCAACTCAACGGAGCATTTGCCATAGCACACTACTGTCCTACGCTGAAAAGAAACCCAATTCCCGCAATTCTTGAATATACGCCTGTACAACCGGATTGCGCCATCCAAATTCCGATGCAAGGATATTGATACTCCGCAAGATACGTGCAATCCTACGCCTGTGTTTCATTGTACGCTCCTAGTACATCCTAGGGGTATCGCCTCATAAGCAATACCCCATAGTCGTACTAGAGATATTCCGCAATCAATGCCGAACGCGCTTCTTCGCTCATGTTGTCGAGTGCGGTTTTCGCTTCCTTTTCCTGTGTTGCCTGATACTTAGCTGCATCGGAAATATCCATCAAGTTCGCACAAAACGTGATTTGGAGACGTGCTAACTTGCCTTCCTGTCCCGGAACAGGCACGCCATTCACGTTCACATTCACGGAGTGTGTAGTTGCCATTTGCTTACCAGACTTCCCATACGGCTTGAACTCATACGCGTCAACCGGAATCGTCTTGGCAATCTCTGTCAACGCTTGTTTGATATTCATAACTCACCTCTGACCAGAATTACGTATATGGGACGGTCACTCCCATACCGATTGTCGGATGCTCCGAAAGCCAAGCCGACCAATTTTTTCGCCAATTTGTGGCGTCACACTACTGAAAAATTCTGGCGCAGAAATTTATTTCTCCAACTAATTCCTACCGTGTGGCATGGATTCTGTGAAGGAATATCCATGCCCTACGGAAGCAACTAGGTAATACTCTCAAACGCTCGTTGACGGGCCTTTGCCGCTCGTGCCACCTGCCGAGCCAAACGAGTGTCGCTTTTGGCGAATAACGCACTAGCTAGTTGCCCTGCCCGTTTCGCTCGCAGCAAGTACGCCTTAGTCGCAAACTTGCGCGTAACCCGTTCCAAATCAACACCAGTGTAATAACCTTGCATCGTAGCCTCCAAGTGTACATCTTGCTAAGGCCAATAGCCTCAGCAGGTTGCACGCTATTGATGGAGTTTCCAGTTTCGGAGCCAGTCCAGCACTTGCTCCCATATTGTCCTTAGCAGACAGTACATAAGGTACATAAGCGCCAGTGTCCTCATCGGCGTAACATCCAATTTCTCAACATGTCCAGCTTGGCTTCGTTCTGTGTGCGCCCATACCCAACCACACACCACATCGCACCCACACGCTGGCAAGACCACCAACCATCAACTTTCTTGTACTCGTATGACATGTTCTCTCCTAGAGCGTTGGTTTTTGCGGCTGTAGCATAAGGTGAAGAGCATACAACAAAACGCAAATCACAATGAAAGTTAGCATTTGGAGCCTCCGTTCGCCGCCGCAATTTTTCTGCTGGCACCCCTCTGAAAAATTCTGCAGAAAAAATTTTTTTCCGCACTCGCGCGTCCATATATCTATAACATAACAAAGAAGATATTGTATATCCCGTGTGAGTTAAGGCTTCGCGGGTGCGCGCGCGGGAGGGTGAACTTGGTACATCCCCACCGCAGTTTTTCAAAATCAGAATTCTTCTAACTCCTTTAGAATCAACGTTTTATTATGTGATATACGGGTTTGCAGATTACTGATTCTATTGGACTTAGGCCCTCCGTGCACTACATTGGTTGCACGTTTAAGTTATTCATTAGACTGGAGTTACGCGGTTACAGGCCTAAGTTGCTCATTAGGTTGGACTTAGCGTAAATGGAGGGGCATTTGGTTTGTAATGTCCGATCTATTTACCACAATGAAAAATGTTTCTTGGACCAAAATGTCAGTTTTAGCCGTTTCACCGGTATAATATAGTGTAGAGCATTTCCACTTGGGTTCCAAAAACTGCTCTGACACACTATATTTCAGCAGGGGTGTATCAAATGGGCAAGGTTTTTGAACTCGCGGATTGGCACATTGAGGCCGCAAACCTCATGGCCCGTACAGGGTGCTCCCTTAAGGAAGCCGCTACGATACTAGCGGCACCTGTTACGACCGAGGATATACAGGTTTTGCTTCGGAGGCAGTCGTTCCAGAGGATACTGTGGGAGGCCCGGTATAGGTTCTTTAAGGAAATAGGGTCTGACCCTCAATTATCCAAGGAGACTGCTATAGGGAAACTAGTCTCTTTAGCACAAAAACTGGAAGAGGAAGGGTCCCATGACAAGGCAGCCGAGGCTTGGTTTAAGGTAATCAAGACTGCCGGGTGGGTTGGACCTGAGAATCAAATATCGGTATTTGGGGAATTGACCCAAAAGGATTTGGAAAGCATTCGTAAAAAGGTTGAGGGGGATATGAAAAGTGTCAGACCGAACTGAGGACCTTATATATCTGGCAGGATACTTTGACGGTGAAGGCTGTGTCTGTGTATCTAAACCCGATGGGAATGCCTTGATTGCCATTAAGGTTCAAAGCGGGGATAAGGACGTTGTGGATATGTTCGCTGAGGTATTTGGCGGCTATGTGCGATTTGCATTTCCGAGTTCAAGGAATGGTCTTCGCACTAAACGACAACAGTTTATATGGTCAGTGGCCGGTAGTAAGGCACAAGCTGTCCTTTGGGAACTATTGCCCTATTTACGGGCAAAATGGGATGTAGTGGCATACGCATTAATGCCTACCTATCAATCTAGTTTAGATAGACATATTACCGTAGACCCCGTTGAACTTACTGTGCGGCATTATATTGCAAAAGAAATTAAGGCGATCAATCAGCGGATTACGGTATGCCAGCCGATAAACTAGATAATGCTCTAGATAAACTTAATCGGCTGAGTCTCGAAGAGCAGATGGCTGTTCTAGACAAGATTGAACAAAAGCGGCGCACCGATAAGTTCATTCTTTACTTTCAGCCATGGCAGGAGCAGATCGAGGCCATAGCGAAGTTCACGGATGACATAAAGATTATGGGGCTATTGGGCGGGAATCGCTCTGGAAAGACTATTCTTGGGGCGTTTCTAGCGGTAGCTTGGGGGCTAGGTAAGGATTACTTTAAGGATGAACCCGCTTGGCAGTGGGTTAAGAATCTGCCGATCCCTGAACCGCCTAATAACATTTGGGTAGTGGGATTGGACTATGGAGTTCTACGCGATGTAATTTGGTATGAGAAGATGCGACATGGAAAGAACCATCCACCTTTTCTGCCCAAGGACGAATCAGCCATTCGCAAGGTTAGTGACGGGGATTTCCAAGTCTTCTTTGAGAATGGATCGCTTATAACGGGTAAGTCCGCCGATGCAGGGCGGGAGAAGTTTCAAGGGGCTAGCGTCGATCTAGTCTGGATTGACGAAGAGTGCGGAGAGGATGTCTATGACGAGTGCTACCAGCGCACTGTTGATTGTCGTGGCAGGATTGTTCTTACTCTTACGCCCCTTACTGATATCAATTCAGGCGTGGCAACTCCGTGGGTCTTCGATCTTTATGAAGAGGCTCAGAGCGGCAAGAAGGATATGGTCTTCTGCCAACTGAGTACTATTAATTCTCCCTTCGTACCGGATGATGAAAAGGCCAAGTTGATTGAAAGATGGGCTGGGGACCCAGAAGAAGGAGCCAGACTGTATGGGAAGTTTGTACGCAGGTCAGGGCTTATCTATCCCCAGTGGAATGCTGCAAAACATATCATTGATGCATTCGATCCCCCAAAGCATTGGCAACGAGTCGTCTCTATTGACCCTGCGGCCACCGGAGTTACTGCCGCTATCTGGCTTGCCATTGACGACAACGGGAATATGTACGGATATCGAGAATACTACGAGAGAGAGCTAATTGTCAGTGAACACGCCAAGGGAATCATCATGCGATGTGCGGGGGACCCCGTGGACATATGGCTCCTCGACCCCAAGTGGGGATCACAGCGGAATGCTGAAACTCATAAAACAGGCGCTCAGTTGTGGCGGGAAGCTGGAATTCCCGTTAGACTCCCTGATGTCGGAGAGGACTTCGGCCTTAATGTTTCTAGAGAGTATGTCAACGCTACCATTACGGCAGGAGCAAGGCATCCAAAATTTTATTTGATGAAGGGCTGCCCGAACTTCGAGCATGAGATCAGCCACTACACTTGGGACTCATGGCAGAAGGGCACGCACAAGGGCGAGTCGAAAGAGAAGCCCCGCAAGCGGAATGACCATCTACTCAATGCTTGGCAGTATGCATGTACGTTGCGGCTCAAGGGCAAGCTGAACAACAAGAAGCGCCGCTTGAGTGAGTTTGAAGATATGATTTCGAGGGACACCCTAAATACGATGGGGAGTCCAAGACTCAATCCTAGATCGTATACTTAGAGGAGAACAAAATGTTTGTAGCATTGGTACTCTTGCTGTTAGCGGCTGTCGGTGGGGGCTACGCTTGGTCCCATTGGGCAGTCCAAATTAAGGCTGACGAAGCCAAACTAGACGCCGCGATCAAGGCTGATGAAGCTAAGGTCGAGGCAGATGTGCAGGCCGCAGAGAAGAAGCTGTAGTTCGGCCTCCTCTTATTGGGTCCTCATGGCTATCCCGAATCAGAAGAAATCGCGTATTGTAGCTTACTTCGTGCGCCATGGAACGACGGACCTTAACAAAAAAGGCCGTTTCCGTGGGCCACTCGATCCGCCATTGGATGATAAGGGACTGAATGATGCAAAGCAGCTTGCCGCTTATTTCCAACCTATTCAGCTTGGCGATGCATGGACATCTGACAAGCAACGAGCCGAGACGACTGCCGAGACTATCCTTGATCCCAAGAATATGGTTGCCTCGCCC